GAAGACCATAACAAAAAATAAAAAAATACCTATCAAGCCTATGTCGGCAAAGCGCAGAGGATAAGCTATGCCTTTTATGATGTCCTCAACAGAAATAAACTGAAAGACATCAATGTCAAAATAACTCCAGAATGACAAATAATAGGCAGTCGCTACAGCGAACAGATAGCCAAGAATAAATGCCGTGGATTTTATGAAGTCAATAATTTTAGCTACCATAAAACAAAAAACCCCAGCCGAGATGGCTAGGGCTTATTAGTATAGATTGTAAATTAAGCTGCAACTTTCTCCTTCTGTTCCGGACGAGGAGTGTTGAGTAGAGGGTTGCCATCTTCGTGATGCGTTGAGCGCCATACCACCACTGTTGCTGCAACAGCGGACACGGCGAGGGCAGCAATACTAGCAAACGCTTCCATGTTATAGTAGCCTTAACGGAGCCAGCGAGGGGTAGGAGGAGGAGAAGATGTACTTATCAAGTTCCGGGGTGCAAATGTAGCACCATAACGCAATGATAGGGTCTGCGGTTCTGCTGAACAAATGGTACTCAAGCTAGTATTTGTCTGATTCGTTCTGTAAAATCATATGACTTTTCCAGGTCGTGTTGTTGTTGTTGTAGCTTGTGGTGGTGTTAATGATAGTACTAGCACTAGTTAGCCTCAAGTACTTGCTATTGTCTTTAGCTGACTAAAATCGAGATAAATTTTGTGTTTGAGCTTCCCACGAGGCAGGGCTGTATGAGTTGAGTGAGCATGTTGTAGTTTGGGGGATGAAAAAACTGTTACTGCTGAGCCTGCTGGCTGGCTGCACCGCCAAAGGACCAACCTATACGCCACTACAGGAGGCAGTGATAAAGTACGCACAGCATACAGAGCCAGACTCGGCCCGTTATGTACCGCTCCGGTTTGGCAGACCCCAGGAATTTACCCGTGCCGACTCGGTGCGCCCAGCTATTGAGCAGTACAGCGAGCTTTCTGAGACTGCCGCCAAATTAATGATGAGCACCGCCAAATCTGTTGATTTGCAAACCCAACTCCGCGTGCCAGCCGCAGAGTTAGCCGAAAGTAATCGGCGCAATGATAGTGCTGTCGCAGACTTTAATCGGCTGTCAAAGGCGCGCTTGGCACTGCTGGATATGGGTATGAAGAAGGTGGTGGTAGGGCAGAAAATTACGCACAGTTGGCGCGTAGGGGAGCGGATAGATAGCGCCCACTTTGTAGTTTTTAACAGCGGTGCCGTTACGCGACTAAACTAACTTCCTGCTCCATCTCTCTGATTGCCATGTACACAGTTGACCGGGCAACGTGGCACCGTGCCGCCGTGGCCTGGGCTGCCCCGCTGGGCTTATCAACGTAGGCCGGAGTGGCGCGCAAGGCTTGGTAGGTATTGTACACCTCCCGGCGCGAATACACAGCCAGCCCCACCACGCCCACCTTGTAGAGCAGGCCCAGCGTGCCAGCCTGCTCCATATCGTTTAATAAATCGACTAGCCTCATGGTTAAATGTCGGTTAAGGATTCGCGTTTTTCAATATTCTGCTGCTTCTCTCGCAGCTCAGTCAGGTTCAGATTCTGAGCGGGTAGGGCCTGCGCGCCAGCCACGAACGCCGGGCCGAGCTTGGCGGCCAGCGTATTGGCTAGCTCGCTGTAGTCGATGGCGGGGCCGGCATCCTGCACCACGCCCCCGGTGCGAACGGCTGGCAGGTACATGGCGCTGCTCGACACCACGCCCCCGGTGGCATAGTGCGCCCACTTGGTAGCTGGCAGAGAATCGGTGTAGAAGGCGCGGCCCCCGGCCGCTACGTTAAGGGCCGAAGCGGCGGCACGCAGCACGGGGTTGCGGTGTACGCCCTTGGTCAAAATAATTTCTTCACCCTCCATTTCGCCGAGGTGGGCACCAGACTTGTGGAATAGCTGCACGCCCCCGGCCGCGTGGCTCGGGCCGTACACGACGCCACCACGGGCGAATTTTGCCGAGTCGATGGCGCGGAATTGCGCGGCGGCTGTGGCCGTGGCGGCGGCAATTTGCAGCCCCCGCACCAGCGAAGCGGCCGGCTCAATGAAGGGCGCGGTGGGGCTTTTCAAAATCATAAGTATAGCCGCGCCCAAATTTACAACCGCCTCAGCCTTAGCTATTTTGCGGCGCTGCTCAGCCGCCTGGGCTTCAATGCGCGTCTTTTGCTTCTCCAGCACCGCCTTCTTCGCCGCGCTCACCCCCTCCTTGTTTATCTGCGCATCAATTTGGTTAATGCGGTCCTGGCTGGCTGCGTCCTGGATGGTGGCAATGGAGCTGACCGACTGCGAAATGATGGCCGTAATCCGCTCGTACTTGGTGGCTATGAGGTCGATTTGTGCCTGGCTGCTATCGCGCTCAAGGTTAGCGAGGTTGATAGCGTGCTGCTTTTCGACGTTCTCCCGCGCTGTGGTGCCCTCCTTGGTGGCAGTCAGCCCAGCCGAGTAGTTATCAATTTCCGCACGCAGCACCTCGTTGTAGTATTCTTTCGACGCCTGAACCCGCTGCTGCTGGCCGGCATCAAGCCCGGCGAGTAGCTTCTGCTGATTCAGTTCGGCCCCGCGCTGCTGCTCGCTGAGTTCGGCGACGACGTTCTGCGTGTCCTGCTCGTTGAGTGCCCGGCGCTTGGCTACGGCATCGGCCCGAATACCTGTCACCTGCGTTTCGTAGGCCAGCGTACTCATGGCCCGCTTGTCGAGGCCGGCAATAGCTAGCTCCTGCTCTTGGTCAATTAGCTTGAGTTCCAAGTTGCGGCGCTCCACCGTGCCCGCTTTCGTGAGGGCAAGCTGGGCCTGATTGGTTTCGACCTGCGACTGAAGCACTAGGGCATTCACCTGGCGCTCGAAGTCTTCCCGCAGCTTCAGCTCGGCCGCGTTGGCCTGCATCTTGCGCAGTGGAATGTTGGCGACCGCTTCCTGCGCCGCTTTGAGGTCGTACTTCTGCTCTACCTCGAAACGCTTCTGCGCGTAGTCGGCAGTGATTTCGGTTTTCTGCAACTCGGTCAGGCCCTGTGCATCAAGTTGCTGCCGCATCTGCGCCTTCAGGCTGCCCAATTCCTGGCTGTAGCCCACGGCCCGCAGTCGGGTTTTCTCAGCCAGCGCATCGGTGGCCTGCTTATTTTCAAGGGCGGCCTGGGCCTGAATAAGCTGCTGCTGCAACCGCAGTTCCTCGGTGGTGCCCTTCTGCACCGTGGAGAGGCGCAGGTTGATGCGGGAGATATTGCGCTGAAGCTGGGCGTTTTCGGCCGCGTCCTGCTGCTCAATGCGCCGGGCCAACACCTGAACGGCACGCTGGGCATTGGTTTGCACATCGGCCGCCGACTGCTGCCGGGCGGCGCGGTCTTTCTCTACGCCCTCTACCAGCAGCGCATTGCGCTCGTTAATCAGGTTCACGAGGGTAAGCACGTTCTTTTTGGTGTCTTCGCTGATTTTCTTATCGCTGTCTGACAGGGCTTTATTGGCCGCCTGCCGTTCCCGAATGCGGGCCAACTCCTTGACGTGGGCGAGGGCGTTCTTCTCGTTGAGGTCTTGCTGCTTGGCAATAAGCCGGTCAATGTTGGCGATACGCTCCTGGGCCACCTGCCGGGCCGAAGCACCAGCCAGTTCCGTGGCTCTTATTTCGGCGTCGGTTTGCTCGCGCAGGGCCTGGGCGCGCTCCAGCTCTATGGCGGCCAGCTTGGCGGCCTTCTCCGCTGCGGTATCGAGCAGACCGATGTACTCGCCGAAGGCCACCGCGTTGGTCTTGATTGCGCCGGCCACCTTGTTGAAGGTGTTAATTATGGGGTCAAGAATGGCGCGGACTGCGGCGAATTTCTCGTATAACTTCTGAATGCCAAAGACAGCCAGCCCGATGGGGTTGGTAAAGAGTAGTAGCGCCTTGGTAAATTCTTTCACCTTGGCTTGCGTCTGCTCGCTGGCGTTGCGGTAGGCAAAGAAGCCCGCCACCAGGGCGGCCACGGCCGTGATGATAAGGCCGATGGGGTTCAGGCGCAGGGCGAGGTTGAGCGCCCGCTGGGCAATGGTGGCCCCTTCCGTGGCAACCACCTGCGCCTCGGTGGCTACGGTGCTGCTGGCCGTGGCGGCGGTGCTGGCTGCCTGCCCCTCGGCATTGAGGGCGGCAGCTTCGGCCTGGGCGGTTATCGCCACCGCGTCGGCACCAGCTACAGCCGCGTGCGCTTCGGTGCTCACAGCGGCGGCGGCCGTGAGCGTAGCCTCTTCCTTCAGGAAAACGCTCTTAATCTTCATCAGCACAATCCCCGCGGCATCTTTGGCCGAGTCGATACCGATGGCGATGGCCCGCGCATTCTGCGCGATGGTCATTAGCTGCAACGCTTTGGCCTGGGCCGCCGCCGCGTCGGTGTTATCACCCAGCACCAGCGTAGCCACGGAGAACGCGCCGACCATCCCCTGCACAGCATCAGTAACAGTATCAAAATTCTCCTTTTTTATGTTTTTTTGTACTTTTTCCCCGAACTCGTCAATCTTACCCTCGGCCTGCTGAATGTTGGTGCGTAACTCCAGTATCTCCGTGTTGAGCTCTTGGGCCTCCTGGGTGGTGGGGTCGAGGGTTTCGCGGGTGTTGAGTAGCTGAATTAGTTGCTCGCGCAGGGCCGCGAGCGAGCCGGCCGCCGCCGTAGTGGCCTGGGCCTGCTGGCCGGCGGCCGTGGCCGTGGCCTGCGTTGCTTTCTCGGCAGATACCTGCGCCGCCACCACATCATCAAGCGCCTTTTGCGCGCCGGCCACGCGGAAGCCTAGTTGCTGATACTGCTCGGAGTTTTCGCCCACCGTCTGCCCGGCCTGCTGCTGCTCACGTTGCAGCTGCACCAGGTTTTCAACTGCCGGCGTGAATGCCTGGCTGTATTGGTCGATGGTGGCCTTTGCCTGGGTGAAATCGGTGATGCCAGCCTGGGCGGCGGCGCGCTGGGCCGCTGTCATAAAGCCGATGCGCTTCTGCTGAAGCATTGCGCCCTGCTCGCTCGTCGCGTCTACGCCTTTTAGCTCGGCCTCAATCTTCGCCAGTTCGGCCACGATGGGGGCCAGCCCCTGCTTGAAGCTAGCGGCGTAGTTGCCCACGTTGCGGCCGGTACTCCCCACGCTGCCCTCAATGGCTTTGAGCGCATCCGATACTTGGAGCGCTTGCTTCTGAATGGCCTGGCCCTCGGCCGACTTGCGTTCGGCTTCGCCCATCGCATAGTAGGCCGTGGTAAGCTCGAAAAGCTGGGCACGTAGCTGCTCAGCTGAGCCAGCTGCCGCATTATAAGCCTTCTGACTGTTAGCCAGTCCCTTTTCTAACTCGCGTTGGTCGGCAGTTTGCCCACGTAGCTGCTCGCGTAGCTTCACAGCCTGCTCAGAATACTGCTTATCCGTGAGCTTGCCCGCTTCACGCTCCTTCTTTAACGCAACTTGTGCGGCTTTTGTCTTCTCAATATCAAGAAGTTGCTGCTCCAACGCCTCGCGTATAAGCTTCTGCTCTGCCTTATACTGCTCCGCGTTGATTTTGACCTCAAAAATGACGGTCTCGGTGGTTTGGTCAGCCATAGTACCCCGAATTTCCAGCCCAGCTTAGCCTCTCACAAATGGGAGCGGCCAAAAGCGTAACGAGATTGCTAAAAGCGTAACGGGATTGCGCTTGTGTCCGATTCTGCTTGCTTAAAATCCCGAAAACCACCTGCGTAGGGGCAGAAACTTTGTGCTATGCCAGAAGCCAAAGTCATTATCGCGGGGCCAATTGTTGCCGACAGCAGCGAAGCCGGCAACGCATGGCCCTACTGCACACTCGAAGACGTGCAGGCCCAACTCGAATATCAAAAGCCCTACGACACGGTACGCGTCAACATCAATTCGCCCGGTGGGCGCGTGGATAAGGGTATGGGTATTTATGACTGGCTGCGAAGCCTGCCGAATGTGACTATTATCACCGAGGCGATTGGGCAGTGTAGCAGCATCGCCACGGCGGTATTCCTCGCCGGCTCCGAGCGCATCATTCACCCGCACACGGAGAGCCTCGTCCACCTGCCTACGGGCGGTATCAACGGCGCTACGGCTGAGCAGGCTCAAACCTGGGCGGCTGAGATGGCCCGCTGCGAGGCTGACCTGCTCGCCTTATACGCGGAGCGGGCTGGGGTAGACCCGACCACCTTCACCGACATCATGCGGGCCGAAACCACGCTGACCGCTCAGCAAATGCTCGATTACGGTTTTGCCACGCGAATCGTGCAGCCTACTACGGCCCTGGCAATAATGCCATCTACTGCCTCCACCTCGGCTAATGCCGACCAAGCGCCCGGCTGGGCGAAGCACCTTATGTCAATGTTCAACCAAGGCATCGCCGCCATGACGGCCGCTATGAAACGGCCAGCCACCGCGCAGGCCCCCGAGAAAGAGGCGACCACCGCCCTCGACGTAACCACCGATGCCGGCGCAGTACTGACCATCGACACCGGCGACCGCGACACCTACGCTGTGGACGACACCGTGAGCGACAGCGATGGTAACCCGGCCGCCGATAAGGACTACCTGCTGAGCGATGGTAACACCATCACGGTAGTAGATGGCGCTATTACCGTTATCACGCCCCCGGCTACTGATGTCCAGGCTAGTGCTGGCGAAACGGCCGTGGCCCTCAATAAAGTAATTGAGGCAGTTACCGCCCTGGCTGGCAAGGTGAACGGCCTGGAAAACAAGCTCGCAGCTACTGCCAAGGTTGCTAACCGTGTAGCTGCTACGGCTGGCAGCTCGGCCACTGCCCCACGTGCGGCGGCCCCCGGCGGTGACAAGGAAGCCGACACCGACCCCACGAAGACCGCCGGCGAAAAGCGCGCCGCTCGTCGTCAGGCCCGATTCGCTAAGGCTTAGCCCACTCCCTTCTCATCTTTTTTCTGCTTTCTGTTATGGCTGATACCATTGTAGCCGACAACGTTAACAACCTGGGCCTGCTCTACGGCCCCGACCAATTCCGCGAGCTGATTCTTGAGCCCGTACTGGAAGCCCCCGAGCTTCAGGGCCTGCTCACCATTACCGACGACATCAAGTCCGACAAGGATATTCTCTTTGCTAAGGGTTTCCGCAAGGTGACGCACCTCGATACCGGCTGCGGCACAGTGCCCAACACGCCCGGCATGGACGTGGAGAAGCTGACGTGGAAGCCGGTGCCCCTGGAGGCGTGGATTGCTGAGTGCGGCGCTGAGTTTGAAGGCACCTTTATGGCCTGGGGCCTGGCTGCCGGCTACAACCGCCACGACCTGCAACAAGCCAGCATCAAAATCGCCAACGGCATCACCGACACCGTGCAGCTCCAGAATTACTGGAACGAGTTCGTGCAGGACACGATGGAGATGGCGATGAAAGACGACATCTTTCGCATCGGTTACTTCGGCGACCCAGCTATTACGGCTGGGCAGCTCACGGGCGGCGCGGCTGATGTGAAGAACTACAACCAGTTGCGTGGCCTCTGGCCGCAGATTATCGCGCTGGCTACGGCCTACTCCAAGGTGCGCGCCTACACGATTGCCGCCAACCAAACGGCCACGCAGGAGCTAGCTGATGGCGAATCACGCGAAATCTTCCGTGCCTTGCTTGTGGGCGCTGACCGTCGTTTGCTCAGCGGCAAATTTGGTACGCCAGTAGTTCAATGCACCCAGTCTATTATCGACAACTGGGCCGATTACCGCGAGTCGAAGAACTTGGAAACCAGCTTTAAGCTGGAAGAAATTGGCCTCGTGGGGCCGAAGTACCGCAACACGGTAATTCGCCCAGTGCCTGAGTGGGACGAGATTCTGATGGAGGATTTCCTCATCAACGGCAAGGTAAATCTGCCGCACCGCGCCGTGCTCACGACGCAGGCCAACATGCAGCTCGGCTTCGATTCTTACGATGCCGCCACCAAGACCGAAGGGTGGTACAACCGCGAAACCAAGTACACGCACCGCCGTGGCAACTACAAGATGGATGCTAAGGTAATGCGCCCCTTCTTGACGCGGGCGGCCTTCTAAGTCAGCAACATCTCGAATCTGAGAGGCCCGGCCGCACCGGCTGGGCCTTTTTCTTTTCTCTCTTTTTTTCTGCTTTTCTATGGCCTCCCCACTTTCCTGCGGGCAACTCAAAAAAGGCGTTGCCGCCCCCTGCGAGCCGGCAGTTGGCGGCTTGCAAACCACGCTCGTGCAACTCCGCAAGGATGACATCGCCAGCGTGGTGCGTGATGCGCTCAACCCGAAGCTCGTGCTTATCACGATGAAGACTGGCAAAAAGGGCTTCATGTTTCAGGGCTTGGGCGAAAGCACCAACGCCCGCGCCAAGCTCACGCCGACCAAATTTGGCTCGCCCCTCTACACCCACGAGGTGGACCTCGTGGCCTTCACCAGTGACCCGGCCGATTACGCTACCTGCGAAGATTTGGCGAAGGATACCACCGTTTCAGTGGTGCCCGACAACAACGGTAATTACTTGGTGTACGGCCTGAACGCTGGCCTCAAGGCTACTAAGAACGACACCGACACGGCCAACACTGATACCGGCGGCTCACCCGAAATCACCATCACTTCGACCAAAGAAAAAGGGCTAGCCGACTTCTTCGCCGTGATGGACAACTCCGGCGCTACCCCTGTGGTGGACCCAGTAGCTACTAAGACCGCCTTCGAGGCGCTCTATCTGTAGTGGCTGCTGCCGAACTGCTAGAGCGGGGCCGCCGGCTTGTTGCCAGCGGCCCCCACTCGCCGAATACCAGCGAGATAGCCGAGGTACACGCAGCCTTGTACCCCACCCGTGACGCAGTTTGTCAAACCTGCCCCGGCGAGCTAGGCCGGGCCTACTACGCTATTCAGCGGTGGGTAAACCAGCAAGAAAATTCCTCTACCAATTCCCCTTCCAACGTGAAAAAAGGAACCACCGCCCGCTTCCATAGCGACTCGCTTATCTACACCCCGCACGGCCTGGGCATAGCCTACTCCAACGCCAACCTGACCGACAAGGCCGCGCGCGACATCATCGCCGCCGACCCCGACGCTGCTCAGCACTTCGCCGTTCTGCCTGCCGAGGCTGAGGAAAGCGAAGATGCTACCCCCGAGGCTAACCGCACGCAGGCCACCGCGCTGGCTGCTACGCCCAGCCCTTCGCCAGCGCAGCCCGCCCCAGTTATCGACTACGCCCAACTGGCTAGCGCCATTTTGGACGAGCAGAGCCGCCGCGCCGCGCAGCCTGCCGATACCGAAAAGCCCGCCGAAGCGCCTGCTCTTACCGCTTCTGTCGGTGGCGCTGCCGACACGGCCGAGGTGAAAAAGGAAGTGCTGGGCAACGGCGTGGAGGTCACCACCGGCAAGACCGACGCCACCAGCGAGGAAGAGCCGAAGCGGCCAGCACCACTATCGCGCATGAAGCACGACGAGCTCGTGGCGACCTACCGCGCTGAGCTGAACCTGGAACCAGTAGCCGAACTGACCAACGAGCAACTGCGCGATGCCATTGCTGAGAAGCGGGCCACCGTGCAAGACCCTGAGTAAACCACCAAGCTAGTAGCCTTTCCCCGTGCCTGTTACCCACCAAGCCATTACCGCCATTGATTCGGCCCCAAAGCGCCGCGTAGTCGATACCAAGGACTACGTGCGCTGGGGTGATGATGACCAACGGCCACAGCAGCAGCTTGCGCTTCTGTCGGCTTCGGGCACGGGGAAAGTCTGCGCAGCTACCAAAGCCAAATTTATTGAGGGCAACGGGTTCAAGGATGCCGACTTTTACAAGGCGGTCATCAACCCAAAAGGGCAGACAATGGATGCCCTGCTCAAGCTCCTGGCTGACCGGGAGAGCAAGCTAAGCGGGCACGCGCTGCTCGTGAACATCAACCTGCTGGGCAATCCGTGCAGCGCCTACTTTTTGCCCACCGAGAACCTGCGCCTGGGCCTGCCTGATGATGCGGGAATAATCGACCACGTTTTTATCCTGCGCCCCAAAGTGCCGGGCAGCAAGGGCCGCGCTCAGAAGCCAACGCGCCACCTGACCTTCGACCCTAGCGAACCCGCCGAAGACCGAGCCGAGCGCCTGGCTACGTGGGAAGGTGGCCCTGATGCTTACCCCGGCGAGGTGTATTGCTCTTTCCTTGATGGAGCAGGCTACTACCCCGAGCAGGTGTATGAGCCAGTAGAGGTTGACATGGAAACCGAGGCCCGGCTCAAGCGCAGCCGGCGCACCGATGTACGCGCTAGCTACTCGGCCCAGGTGATGATTACCGAGTACGGCGACGACAACCCCAGCGAAGAAAAGAAGGCGGCTGACCGGCTGAAATACGGGCAGTTTGTCGGCGAAGACGGGGGCCGCCTGCTCCAGCAGTACGCGGCCAGCAAGGACATGAAGCCCGACCTGGATACGCTTCAGGCTCCCGACGCCTCGAAGCGTTACCAGACCGACGAGGAAAGCCTGCGCACCAACATCAGGGCAGTGTTCCAAATTCCTAACCTGCTGTATGGAGAGGCCACGGCCGGCAAGCTGGGCACCAGCCAGGAGATGGACGACGCCACCAAGTACGTGCAGAACATGGTCGTCAACACCAATCAGCGCAGTATTGAGCGCACGGTGGAAGTGGTTTTTAGCACGTTTCAACGGCCCGACCAGCCCGACGTTCCGCTGTGTCCTACTGGCAATTACTCCATCGAAAACCTGAGCTTGGCCCCAGTGCCCAGCACGGACGAAGAAACCGATGCGCAGAAGGCTCTCAAGGTACTTACTACGCTTTCGCCCTTGGTTCAAAACAAGGTGCTCGACTCCCTCAGCCAGCAGCAAATTCTTGATTTCATCGGCTTAAAAGTCGATGGCCCACCAGCCGCTAAGCCCACCACCCCAGCCAATGGAAACGACGCTGCTACTGAATAAAGAAGATTTTAAGGACTACGCCGACCTGGCCGAGTCGCTCGATATGGAGCGGCTGCGGCCGCACATCGTAGCCACCCAGCGCCACCGGCTTCTCCCGCTGCTTACTGGCCCGCTAGCTACTGAGCTGTTGCGCCTCGTAGCCGCTGAGCGCGCCGCCGCTGGCACGGCCAGCCCCGCGCCACTTGTGGCACCGTGGGACGAGTTGCGGCCGTTGGCCGTGGCGGTAGTTGCCAGTGGTGCAATGGCTCGCTACACCCCATTCTCCCCCATAACCCAAACCTCACACGGGCCTCGGGTTAAGGATACCAAGGACAGCCAGCCCGCCGATGGCCGCGACCTCGCCCGACAGGCTAAGGTGTACGATGGCGAGGCATTCAGCTACGAGGAAACCCTCGCGGCGTGGCTCAGGGTCAACGGCAAACGGTTTGGCGACTTCTGCGGCCCATCCTCGTGCTGCGGCATAAAGGACGCTGGCCGGCAGCCCAGCACGGTGGTTCAGGCCATTGGCCGCCCCGAGGGCTATCCAACTAATCGCATCCCTTACGGCCGCTAAGCCTATCGAATAACCGCCCATGTTTGCCATCCTCCTTCAACTGCCCGCCGCCCACCATTACGATGCCGCTACGGTGCTGGAGTTAGTAGGCGTGCTACTGCTTTTCATCATCTCCGCCGCCACAGGCCTGGAAAAAGTCTATGGCTGGCTCACGGGCGGTGCCAAAAAGAAGGAGGCCGCCGTGGCTGAACGCTTTGCGGCGCTGGAAGAAAAGCAACGGCTTCATAGCGTAGAGCAACTCAATCAGCACAACACCCTCCACGAATACGAGCGGGAACGCGAGCGCCTGGCTAGTGGATTTCGCAGCGAAATCACTGCGCTGCAAAAGTCGGTGGTGGCCTTGGAGGCCATGCCCGGCCGTGTCAACACGCTGGAGGCCAAGCTCGACAACCTCACTACGCAGATTACCGACCTCAAAACCGGCCAGCACCAGCTTAAACAAGAAATGCGCGAGGATATGCGCGTCAACAAAAACGAGGTGCTAGACGCCATCAAAGCCCTGCGCCCTTAACCCTTACCCTTTTTTCTGCAAAAACATGCTACGTAAAATCCTTCTGTACTCCCTCGTTGCCGCACTGGGCATCATGTTCGTAGTGCTCAAGCCTGCCTACCAGGTGGCGTTCAATAAGTTTTACCATGTACCCACGGCAGTGCCGAAGCTACCCCGCGCTACCTACTACCTGGCTGCGGCCGGCGACTCGGCCGCTATCCGCGCTGTGGCTGTAGCTGAGAACGCCAGTTCGGCCAAGATTGAGGCAGCCGCAGCAGCCGGGGGCTGGGTGCCTTCGGGTACGGTAGCCAGCAAGTTTATCACGTTCGCGGGCATCTACCTGCTGATGATAATCTGGCCCTTTCTCGTGCAGCGTATGACGCACCCCGCGCCCACCAAGTGGCAAAAGGCCAACTACTCGGCCGAATTTGAAAAGCTCACGGTGCTGGAGAAAATCGCCAGCGTGCGGGCCATCCAACAGAACAACACCTGGCGAGCCATCGGCGCGGCCCTGTTCGCCGCCTTGGTAGTATGAGCGCTGCCACTATGTTCGTGCCGAAAGCTCCGCCTGTTTCGCGCTGGCTAGTGTGGTTGATGATAACCTGGGCAGCCATCTGCTTGGGTTATTACTGCCAAGCCAAACCCGCGCCCCGCGCTGTGCAGGCCCGCAATGCGCAACTAACCATCGACTGGCTCACGGGCCGCCTGTGGGTGCGCGAGGCGACCGGGCGCAACGACGGGCCGGGCGTGGCGGACATCATCCGCGCCGGGGGGGGCGTGCCTGCCCAGCGACCCGAGTGGTGCGGCTTCACCCAAGCCGCCGACAACCGCGCCTACAAGCTACCCATTCCCCGCAACGGAATGCAGGGCGCGGCCCGTGCATGGTTTCCGCTCACCGGCCCCGACGCGGAACGTACCCTGTTCCACCGGGCCGCTGGGGTCGGCAGCATTGATAGCATCCGGCTAGGCCTGCAAGCGGGCTTCGACTACGGGCGCGGCATTCACCACGTCGCCAAGGTGGCGAAGCTGGGCCGGCCGGTGCGAGCCGGCCGCGCCCCGCGCAACGTGTACACGCTGGCCGGCAACGAGGGCAGCGGCACCAACGCTGGCCTCAAGCTCACGCTCTACCCCATCGGCAGTATTGACGCGCTGGGTAACTGGCTCTACTAATCTCCCATACCTATGAAAATACTCTTTCTATTCGCCCTCAGCCTGCTGCTCACCACCAGCGCCTCGGCCCAGCGCCGGCCCCGGCCGCAGGCCTGGCGCTGTCCCGCCGGCCCGGCCTACCTGCCCGCCCACTTGCAGCACCGGCCCTCACAAGGGCATCTCGACTCCCTGGCCAACCTCGCCCGACACCGGGCCTTGCTCACCACCAAATGAAAGCGCACTACCTCGCCGCCCTGCTCGGGCTGGCCAGTTGCGCCACCGAGCGCTACGCCCCAGCAGTGGATGCCAAAGTTGATTCGGCGCTCGTGGCCGCTGGCATCCCGCCGCTGGCCGTACGCAAGCTCAAGCTCACTGGCCCGCTCACTATTCAGCTTGGCCAGGGTAATACTAGTTCCACTGTGGGCACCGATAAGACCGGCCAGCGAGCCCAGGCGGTGAGTACTGGGGCCGGCTCGCCCGTGACGGCTACCACCCAGAAAGGCGGGGTACCGTGGTGGGTCTTCGTGGGCGTGGGCGGGTTGAGCATTGCGGCTTGGCAGTGGCTAAAAGCACGGTGGCCGTAAAACTAAATAGCCCCGACCACTCGGTCGGGGCTATTCTACTCATTCTGATTTTCCAGGTCGCACAAACTCCCTAAACTCTTTCCGTGTCGGCATTCGAGGCGCACCTGGCCTCTTGTAATCTTTTCCAGACACTGAGTCTTGGCGCTCCTGATACCGCTGCACTTGCTCCAAGCTTTTATACATACCTTCCACCGCGACACTATCCTGTTTGACCAAATTGACAGAATCATTAAACTCAACTATTGATTGACGAAGAGTTTTCTGCAATCGCTCACCGCTATTATAGCGAAATATTTCTCGCTGAGCTCGTGCGAGCCAGTGCACAAAGAAATAATCGTTTGCTCTAGAAAAAATTCTAATTTTTGCTTTGCTAGTTAGGGAATCATTAGTCATTATTGTATTAAGAGTATTACTCAATACAGTAGAAACTTGAAAAGTAACTAATCCAAAATCATTATCAGAAACTAAAAACATCTTACCATAAGCATAATCAAAATTTCGGTTGAATCTTACATATGCTCTGTCTGCTGGAATTGAATCAAGGAGCAGCCACCTATCATCTTTTAAGGAATCTTTGAATGCATAATACTGAGTCAGCTTATACCAGGTGCCGTATTGCTTTAGATAATTATCACATGCCCCAATGAACTCTCTTTTCTCATCCAAAAAAAGCTGCGCTTGCTGCTGCTGTCGTGTGTAACGGTACTGGACATAGGCGGTGGCCAGCCCGCCAATAATGCTAAATGCAAGTCCAGCGACTGCGCTAGACCAAGAGAAAGGAGAGTCTGCCATAAGGTGTACTGACTAAGTAGCAATGGTAATGCCTTGTGTGCGTGCGGTCAGCGTGGTGAACCGAGAGTGATTTAGCCGCCAAATTAGCTCATTGTGACAGTTGCTATGGCACACAGTAAATAAGTAATGCCATAGGACTTAATATTGCTGTCACAACCAACAATTTTTCGAAATGAAAGCCACAGCCAAATACAGCGATTACATCGGCACAGCAGCAGCAGACTTTCATAGCCCTGAAGCCGTAGAGCTTGGTCATTATCTAGTCGACAAAGGCGTTAACATAGAAAGGTACCAGCCTATAGGGATAAGATTTTTTACTGGCTACGAGTATGGAGAACATTTCCATGCATACATAATATGCCTAGATACTAAAAAGAGTAAAGATGGAGAAGAAGTGCAAGTTCAGATAGGTGTCAATCTTAGTGCAGAAGATTTTTTCTCCATTATAAAAAGAATAGAGGTTGTTCTGTATAAAAACCATACAGAACATGCAGTGGCAACCGCTAGGGAGGTCCAATTAGACGATTTAATCAAAGAGTAGTCTGTGTAGAATAAGAAAAGCCTCAGCCAATTTGGCTGGGGCTTTTCCATTGTACTTAATGGTCTTACTTCTTGCGCTTCCTTCCCAGTCGTGCAGAACTACTGGGTGCTCCAGCACGGCATTTACCTAGCTCAGAGCTGGGACGAGGACGGCGGCGTCAACCTCTACCATTGCGCCGATGAGGGCCGGTGCTTCTTTGTCGAGGTCGGCGTGGATGATGGCCACGGGCAGCCGGTAGTGCTCAGGAGCTTTGTGAGCAACGTGCCGCTGGAGGATTACAACTATGGAGTGCGGCTACCGGAAAGATAGTAGCTCTCGGCGTTGACTTACCTCAATACGATGCTAGCAGGTCGTACTCTTAATTAAATCAATTGTGCAATGAACTGTGTAATGACTTTTAAAGTACTTCTTCATCAATCAATTGAATCATTCTTGCCTCTAGCAAACTAGCTCTTTCAGAAAAAAATAATTTGTGATTGTCGCTTTTTCCTGCTTCAAAAGCTATATCATTGATAAAGTTGCTTTCAAGAATAGAATGTAATTTATCACCTAGCCTTTTCTCCATACTGCGGAAATAAACTGAAGGCTTTGTGTCCGAAATTTCCCTGTTATTAGATAAGCTTTGCATTGCTATGTTAGAATGCAAATCAGAATCTAACTTCGATAATCCTAAGTCACGTAGGAAGGCTTTTGGGAAAAGGTGATGGTATTCTAATTTATTCGTAACAGAAAGAGCTTTGAACGTATCTATTGATGTGCCATCTAATAAGCTTTTCGGCTTATTAGTAGCTAGTAATAGTGCAAAAGAAAGACTTGAAGCTTTATTCAGAATGAAATTATCTCCTAAAAAACCTTTAAAATTGATTTTACGGTCAACAGATGGCTTTTCAATATTGCCTAATGCAAAATCTCTGATTTGAGAAAGGTCTTTGGTTATAAGTCCAGTATTTGAAGCCCCATAGTACTTTGAAAACGAGGTTTTCCAAAACC